ACTGGGTGATGTTCGTGCCGAAGCCCAGGTCCGGGTACTTCTTGCGACCGTCGGAGTAGCGGGCCGTAGCCAGCGTCCAGGCGTACTTCGGGTCGAGGGCGATGCCGTTGGGGATGAACCCGTTGGCGATGACCAGACCCGCAGCAGCCTCGACCTCGGTGTCAGCCGAACCGGCGACCTCGACCGAGGAGGTGGTGTCGGTGACGTTGTCCGTCAGGCCGGAGATGGCCGTGCCGGTCAGCGGGTTGATCGCGTGGTACACGCCCAGGTCGAGGGCGCGGGCCAGCGCGTTGCCGCAGGCGTCACCGACGGTCTGCAGGACACCGATCTGGTAGTCCTCGTCCGCCCACTGGACCTCCTCGTTGAAGCGCAGGGTGACCTGCACCTTCTTCGGGGTGATCGTCTTGGTGCCGAAGCCGACGGACGACGACGCCTTGTCGGCGCCTTCCCCGACGTACTCGGCGCGGGGCCGGGTGTTGAACGTCATCACGGTCACGTCACCGAACTGCATCGGCTCCGAGCCGGAGAGCTGAGCGACAGTCGAGCCGGTGGCGGCCTTCTGCCACATCCCGGCGGCGATGTTCTTGGGGAGGGTGATCCCCGAGGTGGCAAGAACGGCCACGGCCGTCTCCTATCTGGTCAGGAGGCGAACAGCGAGCGGGCGACGTCGCGCTCGTCGTTGTTCACCGAGGGGGAGGACGTGCCCTCGCGGGGCACGTGGTTGCCTTGCTTCTTGGGTGCAGCGACCAAGGCCAGTAGGGCGTCGGCGTCGGTGGACAGCTCGTCCTCGGTGGCGCCGCGGAGCCGATCGACCAGTTCCGCCGGCAGGCCCTTGGAGATGGCGACCTTCTGGCGGAGCGTGGTCTGCTCGAACTCGGCGAGCCGGGCGAGGGCGTCGTTCGCTGTCTTCTGCGCCTTCTCCAGCTCGGAGAGGTTCGCGGCCTCGAGTTCCGCCAGCCGCTGTGCGGCGGTGGCGTTCTCCTTGGCGCGCTTCTCCTGCTCCCGCGCCTTCTGCTTCCAGAAGTCGACCGTCTCGGTCGGCTTCGGCTGCTGGTCGGGGGCGGGCTCCTGGGCGTCCGTTGCGGTCGCGTCAGGGGTTGGCTCGGTCATGCGGGGCTCCCGTTGCGGGAAGTCCGGTCCCGTTGCGGGTCCGGGGGGTCTAGTGGCCGTCCGTGCCCTCGCGGAGGGCGGACAGGATCGCCTTCGGCCGGCCGCTGTCGGCCGCCTGGCGGGCGTTGATGTAGGTCTGCAGCAGCGCGTCCGGGTCGTAGCCGTCCGGGTAGGCGTCGCCAGCCCACATCGGGGTCGGGGTGCAGTCGCAGTCGCCGTGGTACTTGCGGCCCTTGCCGGCCGACTCCGCTGACCGATAGACGGCGCCGCGTGAAGCCAGGACGAGGCAGAAGGCGCAGGTCTTGCCGACCGGCACCCGGGCCCAGCGAGCCTTCGCCGGATCGCGCCCCGAACTGTGCGCGATCGTGTCTCTGCCCGGCTGCAGCGCCAGCTCGTCGGTGACCTGCGACAGGCGCCCGATCGCGGCGTCGGCGTCCGTGTTGCCGAACAGTGGGTCGATCGCCCACCGCGCCCGCGAACGGACCACATCAGCGTCGACCGGCTCGGCCATCTCCGCGACGAACCCGCCGGCCACGCCAGCCTGCTCCCGCAGCGAGTCGTAGAAGTCGGCCGCCGTAGCCGCCGCGATCTCCCCGTACTGCGCCACCAGCAGCGGCAGGAACTCCTCGAGCGCCGCCCGGACCCTCAGTGGGTCAGTCGGGTCCAGCTGCCGCCAGAGCCGTTCGAGGTCCCTCAGAGCCAGCGTGCGGATGCCACGGTTCGCCTGAGCGAAAGCCTCGACCTCAGCCCTCGACGGCATCGGGCACCGGCACTGGCACTGACTGGGCCGCAGCCTGCGTCAGCGTCACCAGCGTCGCCCGAGCCTGCGCCCGGCGACGGTCGGCCATCGCCCGGCGAACCTGCTGCTCACCCAGCCCCAGCAGCTCTAGCCCGACCTCGGTTTCGGCCAGCCACGGGATCGCCGCCAACTGCTTCATGCCAGCGTCGGCCTCAGCAGCGCGAGAAAGGAAGCGCGGATTACGCCACTGCGGCTCGATCGAACCCCACTCAGCGGGGATCGCATCGAAGCCGTTCTGAATCGCCAGCGCCCGCGTGACCGTGCGCCGGATCGGCACCGACCAGTCGTCGTTAGCGCCCTCAGCCTCAGCGATCAGCTCATGCTGCGAGGCGTCGTAAGCCTCGGCGCTGGTCGGGTTCGCCATGTCCGTGATCGCCGTTGCCGAGTCCGGCAGCGACGCCTCACGGGCGACCGCCTTGGCGAGGAAGTTCAGGTGCGCTAGGTGTGGCGTCGGGTCCTCGGCCGAGAACTGCTTGATGTCGGCGCGCGGGTTCTCGGCGTCGTCGTCGTCCGGGATGCCGAACACGCGACCCATGACGATCTGCCAGGACTGCTTCGGGCTGCCGTCCGCGTTCTTGAAGATCGACTCGTCGGCGCCGAGCATCACCAGCTTGGTGATCGCGTAGATGTCCATGTGCGCCTCGAGCCGCACCAGGGCGCGCATCGCCTGGTCGGTCCACGACATGACCGGCCGGGTGATCCGCGACGAACCCAGGCGCCGCGACGACCGGGGCTTGTAGATCAGCGCGTCAGCGGGAACGCCCCACGGATGCTCGGTGCGCTCGGCCGACCAACGGCCGGCGCCCTTCTCGGCGGTGATCGTCACGCCGTCGAGGTACAACGCCAGGCCGTTCGGGTCGCCGTTCTCGTCCCGCGAAGTGATCGACAGCAGGTTGTCGAGCCGACGGGCCCGGTTGTTCCACTGCCCGGTCGCGTTCAGGGCGTCCTTGGCGTGCACCAGCGCCATCGGCTCGTCATCGACGCCGCGGGTCGTGATGAGGAACGACACCCCATGCAGCAGCGAGTCCGTGCGCCCCTGAGCCAGCTCGGACAGCAGGAAGTTGCTGTCGGCCAGCTCCTGCATCCCCAGCGACCCGAGGTCGCCCTCGGGCCACACGAAGCGGTCCACCTTCGACCGGCGGGCCAGCGCATCGACAGCCTTCGCCGGCCACCCCAGCACGAGGGCCAGCTTCTGGTACTGCGCGGGAACGGTGGTCCCGACCTGCCGCACCATGCGCTTGCTGTCGTAGTAGGCCGACCGGACAAGGTTGCGCTGCGTCTTGCCGTTCAGGTCATCGAGCAACAGTCCGAGTGTGCGATTCTCGTCGTCCGAGACGCCGGGAAGGGTGATCTTGTCTGTCACAGGATCACTGCCACCCTTCGTTCGCCGACTGCACGACCACGCCCCCGACCGGGACGCTTGACTGCTGACGCCTGCGCCCCCCAAAGGGCGAGCGTGCAGGCCACCAGCGCCGTGATGTCCAGCGCCGAGTTCTTGCGGTTCCAGGCCCAGGCGTCCTGTAGGGGACGCTTCCGGGCAGCTCCGAGCGCCGCGTTCAACTGCGGCTGGTCGATGTGGTGCAGCCAGCCCTCGACCGCACCGTCAAAGAACGACCCGCACGCCTGCGCCATCTCGCGCGGGCCGGTCGTCGTCACCTTGATCTTCCTCTTCGACAACTCGTCGATCAGCGACGCGGCCGGAGAGGCACCGTCGATGACCACGGCGCGGATCGCGTTCGCCTCACAGCGGCGGACGATGTGCTGCAGCAGCCAGCCGACGCCGTTGCGCTGCTCGTCGAGTTCGATGTGCCACTCACCGTCCGGGCGCTGGCCGGCGAAAGCCACCGACGACACCGAACGGTCCGGGCTCACGTCAACGGCAAGGGCGAAACGATCCGTGGCGACAGAGGTCTCGTCGGCGCAGTCGAACCACGCCCCAGACGAGATGACACGATCCGACCCGGCCTCTTCCCACATGCCGAGCCGTTCACGGGCGAAGCCGTCGTCAGAGAACCGCGCACGCTCACCCTCGATCACGTCGAACTGCAGCCGCGTGCCCAGCGCCGGGTTCGCCGAGTGCCAGTTCCGCTGGTCGTCGAGGTCCAAGGCGTCGCCCGGCTCACACGACCACTCATGCCAGGCCAGCCGCTTCGACTTGCCCTCAAGCGCCTCAGCCCGCACGCGGGTGAACACCTCGCCGTTGGCCTTCGGGCCGGGCGGCGTCCCCGTGAAGATCCACTGCGGATTCCCGGACGGAGCAGCCGAGGTGGTCGGCATCAACGCCTCGAGGGCGTCCTCCGACATCTCCTGCGCCTCGTCCATCACCAGCACGTCGACCGTGAAGCCACGGCCGGAGTTCTTAGAGCGGGCCACCAGTTCGACGGAGCCGCCGTTCTTGAGAATCACGGCCTCCTGGCCGTTCACCCGGCGAATGTCGGTCACAAGCTCGTTCAGCTCCGGGTACAGCGCGCCCGGGTCGTTGGCCTGCTGGCCGAAGAAGTGCATCAGCCGGCGGAAGTGCTTCTGTGCCGTCTTCACCTCGTGCGCCGTGTGCAGGATCCGCTCACCGCGGCCCACCATGCCGAACAGCTCACGCACCTCGAGCAGCGCGTTCTTGCCGTTCTGCCTGGGAACGCTCAACCCGCAGGTGAGGCTTGTCCATTGGCCCTTCGACTCGGCCAGCCAGTCATCGAGCACGAACCGCTGCCAGTCGTCCGGCGCCAACCCGTACTCGCCGGCCAGATCGGCAGCCAGATCCCCGAAGGTCTTCGAGCGCCTAGGGGCGACGTGAACCCGAGGAGGCTGCCGAACGCTCACGCAGCTTCTCCTCGAATCGGCTCAGACCAGTCTTCGGCGCCTCGACCTTGACCCCGCCGCCGAGTTCGTCGATCTGCGCCAGCACATCCATCAGCCGCTGCGACAGGGAAGCCACATCGCGCATCGACGTGCACTCGTCCAGATCGGCCGCCAGACGCTCCCTGAGCGCCCGCAGAGCCGTAATCCGGTCCCCGGTAGCCGCTGCCTCAGACAGGCTCACAGCGGGCCTCCCAGCGACGACCAGTAACAGCGATGAACCGAGCCCGCGAGTAGAACTCGACGCCCGGTCGCTTGGTGCCAGGGCGCTCGGGGGCACGAACAAAGGCGTGCAGTCCGTCGCCGGACATGCTCACCTCGATGTAAAACGAGCTGAGGCGCCGCAGCACCTCGGCAGCTTCCGCCCCAACCAGTCGCCCATCAGCCAGGCAGTGGTCGAAGTCGTAGCAGGCCAGTCCGCCACCGAGCATCACGCCCAACCCGTTGCCGACGGTCGAACGCTTCACCTTGGCGAAGGTTGACCAGCTCTCCGGGTCCGTCGAGGACGCCGGGGCGCCTGTCGTGGTGATCGGCCGCTTGCCGTCCCGACGGGTCCAGCGATCCAGTTGCCGCATCTCGGCCGGGATCGTCTCGCGGTCGCGCGCCCGGTGTGCAGCGACCCGGCAGCGCGTCGAGCAGTACGTGGGGATGCGGCCACGCGCCGGCATCCGCATCGTCTCGCCGCAGGGGCAGGTCAGGAGCACTCGGCCAGTCTAGCGCAGTTGTAACGATAAGACGGTCTGACCTGCACGATTCCTCGTGTTCAGCAATCCTCCGGCCAGGAGGCCACCGGAGCGGCCCGCCTAGCTGGCGACCTGCTCTCAGGGCTTGCAGTCCCTCCGAGAGCGCCTCAGGGCAACCACGGAGCCGCCCTCGATGTGGCAAGGGGTTCGGGAGGGGGATTGGTCCTAGCCGGTGAGGTAACCAGACGCGCGGGGCACGGGGGCGTCCCCCACCCCTTCGTCAGTCGAGCGAACCGGACCGCCGAACGATCGGCGCGAAGTCACGGTCACCCTTGATCAAGTTGCACCGCTTACCCCGGCTGTTCGGCACGTTGGTATGTGCCGGCCGAAGGTTGCTCGGGTGCTCAGTGCCGCCCTTTATGAGTGGCACCACATGGTCAACACCATCGGCACCGTGCTCGCCGCAGATGTGGCAGACGTCGGAGGCGCGGAGGATGCGGGCGTTGCGTTCGGCTCGGGCTCGACCGCGGATGCGCTCGGTCATCAGCGCGCCGCGTACCTGCGCTCGAGCAGCCGGTTGACCCGCGCCTCGGCGTACACCGCAGCCCGTTGCGTGTCTGCGTTGGGCGAGTGGTCGAAGTCCTGCCGCGCGTCGAGCAGTTCGAGCCACGCCTCAGCGATGTCCTTGTCGATGCCAGCGAGGGGCGTCAGCGTCTCAGCCATGTCGTCCCCTCACCACGCTCACGACGGCACCGAGCAGGGCGCCGATCAGGTAGCAGATTGCGACGAAGCGTGCGGCCTCACGGTGGGCGTACGACATCGCCGCTCCCCGCTTCAACAGGTTTAGCGCGGTTTATCGCCAGGAGGTAAATCCCGGAGATCGGTGCCGGGCCAGCCGTCCCATCACGCACGCACCAGGCGTCGGCCAAGGGACGGGCCGTGGAATGCGCGAGAGCCCCGACCGATTGGGCCGGGGCTCTCGTCTGAACTTGGGGTCGCCTCGTCAGCGACACCTCGCATACTCAGGCATCAGGTCACCCTCTGTCAACTAGCACGCACATCGTGTCGCGCCGTGTCGTCTCGCAGCACGTCGAGCAGATCACCGAGACGCAACCGCTTGACCCCATCGTGCGATGGGCGTACTGCGATGCGCTTGCGGTCGAGGTAGTTGCGGATCCGCTGGTGCCCGACCTTGATGCCGCCGACCTCGCCGACGTACTGCGACGCCTCGCGCGGGGTGACGATCATGTCGGCAGCCCGCAGCAGCAGCCACGCCCGACGCTCGGCCACGTTGTGGGTGACCTCGCACTGTGTGCACGTGGCCTGATGTGCACCGGCTCGAGCCCACACCTCGGCATGGCAGGTGAGGCCGTCCTCCTCGTACATGCACTGGCCGAGGTACTCGCGCTCCTGCATCCGGTCGATGGCCCGGTACGCAGCCCGGACCACATGCCCGATGCCGGTCACGATCTCGGCCGCCTTCGGGTGCCGGCGGATGGCGGTGATGTCGTCGCCCCACAGCGCCAGCTCGACCAGCAGGGAGTCGCGGACGGCGACCACGCCCCAGTTGATGGGCGACTTCTCGTGCGCGCTTCCCTTGCCTGCCTTGCCGCCAGTCGCCACCCTTGCCTGCTTGCTGACCGCGACGTTGAGCTGGTCGATGAGCTGAGGCACGGCGGCGAGCATCGTCTCGACGGCGGCGGTGTCGTCGTGGCAGAGCAGCCCCTCGGGCTGGTGGCATCCGCAGGACGGGCAGATCATCGCGCTACTCACTGTTCGGTCCCCGTTCGGTAGCGAAACGCACGTACTTGACCTGATCCAAATCCTTTGGATCGGTAGGCCAATACACGGGCAGCCCACGCTTGACCCGGTCGAGGATCTGCTGCACGTCACGGGGAGGCCAGCCCACGTGGTAGTGCGTGCGCTCGTCGCTCACGCCTTGCGCCCGACCGGAACGGCCGCCTCGCCACCGGACTGGAACAGGATCGAGTCGAGGTCGGCTGGCGTGATGTAGCCGTTTCCGTTGGCGCCGTAGGACTTCGACCAGGAGTTGCGCCAGCGGTAGAACGGGCCCGCTCCTCGGTAGTTCGGCGAGTATCCGGTGATGACGAGGCAGTGGCCGCCGACGACATCCCCGGCCACGTTCACGCCACCGTAGCTGTCCGTGTCGTACATCCCCGAGCGCCATTCCACGCCGATGACGACGGGCCCGGTCTGCAGCGCGGCCCGCAGCTCCGAGAGATTGAACGCCCAGTTGAAGCCGCTGATCCAGCCGCGCTCGCGGGCGACCAACATGCCGGCCCGGACGCTGGTGCCGTTCTCGCGGGACACACCCTCGAACTCGTCGATCTGGGCGCAGCGGTCGAACACCGCCACGGCGAGCTGGTGGCCCGCCTCGGCGTTGGCGACCCGCCCACGAACGGGGGAGGCGAGGTATTCACCGACGACTCCGTGGCCGACACAGGTCCCTTCTTGCCCCTGATCGAGAACCGTTCCGCCGGTCCACCAAATTGCCTGCTGGGTCAGATCGGCACCAGGGGCGGCCACCCGGTACTGCTTATTGCGCGGGTCAAGCCTTGGCACATAGTCGAGGATTCGGTTCGGCATGTCGCACCTTTTCTGTCGTACCGGCGTAGTAATTTACTGGTGTGCCTAGTGGACGGCGAGCAACGCCGAAGCAAATGACGTGCGGGGACTGTGGCAAGGAATTCGAGACGTGGGCGAACCAGCCCGAGCGCTATTGCTCTCCTTCCTGCAAGGGGCGAGCGGCCAGGTTGAGGCGGCCGAAGGACTACAAGAAGACGCAGGACAAGATCTGCCCACAATGCGGCGAGGCGTTTCGCGGACAACCGTCCTCCACCTACTGCAGCCGGTCATGCGTTTCCGTCGGGTCGTGGGCCAACGGGCGCCGCAAGGCGCGCCCCAAGACGCACGATCGGGTCAACTACCGACTGGTGAAGGACTACGGCATCACGCGGGCCGAATACGACGACATGCTTGAGGCTCAGGGCGGAGGATGTGCAATCTGCGGAGCCCCGATGCGCGACTCGACCCGTATGCGGCTGTGCGTCGACCACTGCCACAACACCGGCAAAGTGCGCGGCCTGTTGTGCGGGCACTGCAATCGAGGGCTCGGCTCGTTCGGTGACTCCCTCGCAATGCTGGACAAGGCGCGCGCCTACCTGCTGGCCTACCAGTAGGCCCCGGGCTGCTCGCATCATTTCCCCCGCACATAGGCCGGCCAACCGGCACCGCCATTGCCTTCGGTCATGAGCCACTGGCTAGCCGAGTTCCCGTCGGCGTCGAGCAGGTCGCCCATGAGTCGGTCCCAGCCGCCGCTTTCGAAGCAGACGACGCGCAGCGGGGCGGTGCGCTCGAAGATCCACGCGGCCAGGTCGTCGTGCGCCTGCTTGTAGCCCGCCTCGCCCCGCTCTGGCGTGTCGACCCACGTCAGCCGGATGGGCACGCCGCGCGGGTCTTCGTCGGTGATCCGGTAGGTGCGCCCGTCGAGTTCGATCACCCGGGAGCGCCGCAGTCGCACGGTGTCTCCGTCCGTGACGCTGACGACGGTCTCCACTCGCCACTCGGTTCCTTCGTGCGGGCTCCACGCCACGTCAGACCCCATCGCCAGCCCCCCCAGCCTCGCCCTGACGCTCTGTCGCTGCCGGATCGCTATCCGTGGACCCCAGGGCGGTACGGATGCGCTGAGCGGCTTCACTGAGTCCCGCCCAGTAGTCCGGGTCCGCCTCAAAGCCGGGGTAGTCGTTGTCCTTCGCCAACTCCGCCGCCAGCTCCTCCACCCGCGCGACCACCGCCCGCAGCGCAGCCACCTCGGCCCGCATGTCGGTCAGGTACTGGTTCGGGCTCATGCCGCCGCGCTCCTCCGCTTGTGCTGCACTTCGATCCGCACCCGTCCGGTGCAGGCCATGTCGATCGCCTCGGTCTTGTCCGCGGCCTGCATCCATCGCACGAGCCGGTGGACGGTGGTTTGCACGTTGCTGACGCTCATGTCCAGTTCGGCGCCGATCTGCTTGTAGCGGTGCCCGGCCTTGAGGTGTTCGAGCACGATCGCCTCCCGCGGCGACAGGGTGACGACGCGGACGCCCTCTGCGGTGGTGCGCGGCCCGGTCGCGTTGGGCTTCGGCGGTGCAGCACGTCGGGCCAGTCGCGCCTCGAGCTGCCGCACCCGGTGTTCGGCTTTCTCGGCCCGCTCGATCTGGCGCGCGGTCTCCGAGTCGGTGCCGGGCAGGTGGCGGTTGACGACGTGCGACAGCAGCGCCTCGGGGTTGTGCACGCCCCGTCGCCGCAGGATCGCCACGGCCTGGGTGAGCAGGTGTAGCGCTTGCGCCTCGACGCCGGCCAGCGGGGGGACGGTCATCGCTCGCCCCGCTTCGAGTAGGGGTGGCGGCGGTGGTAGTCCTCGCACTGGGGCGAGTCGAGCGCAGCACCGCAGCGGCATCGCGGGCATTCGCACTTGCCGTAGCGGCACTGGTCGCCGTCGTTGCTCATCGCCGTCCCTCCGTTGCGAATGTGAACCGGGTACGCCATTCGTCCTCGGCTGCTGCGTTGTCCATCAGCGCCCGCACCTGCCGGGCTGCTACCTCGGTCACGGGCTCGGTTGGCGGCCCTTGCGGTTCGGGCAGCTCGATCGGCTGCGTTTCGGGCTCCCACGCGAGGTCGCCGGTGTCCGCCTCGAACGCGGCGCGGAACTCGACGAGCCAGACCCGCAGCTCCTCGACCGCCTCGATGGCTGCGGCGGAGTTGACGAGCGCCTTGTCGGTGTCCTCCCACACCTCGTCCACCCGCCGGAAGATCGCCGTCCGCTCGAGGATCAGCGCGGCCACGACGACGCACAGGAGGACGTTGACGGCGAGCGGCCCGAACGCGATGAGGGCGATGCAGCCGGCGAGGAGCATGGCGACGGCGAGGACGACGCTGACCGCCCGGGATTCGGTCATGACTTGGCCGCCCTTTCGCACGTTTCGACGCAAGCGTCCAGAGCGCTCACGACGGCGAGCGCCTGCTCTGCCATTCGCTGCGCCGCATCGCGCGTCGACCGCAGGCCGGGAACCGTGACCTTCTCTCGGGACTTGAGCAGCCACCGCAGCCTGTGTTGGCCGAACGACTCAAGCACGTCGATGTACGCATCCCTCGCTGCCTGGAACTGGGCGCGGGCCTGGTCGGTCGCTTCGTCGCGGGGGATTGGCGGGCTGGACGCGGGAACGGTGACTCGCAGATGGCCGCTCACGACGCCTCCGTCCGCGGTGCCGGTACGCCGAGCGAGCCGAGTGCCCGCACGACGCGGTCCACGTGCCGCCACTGCGCCAACGAGAGGCGCACCGCTGCCCGCCCGTCGGGGTTGAGTTCCAGCAGGGCGATGGCGCGGGCCTGCTCGGCGTTGGGGGTGCGCGCGTCGGTGACGTCCTCGGCGGTGACGTGGAGGAGGCTCACGACGTCGGGTCCAGGGCTGCGGCGCGGCGGGCGAGGAAGTCCGCTGCGCAACGGTGTCCGTCGGCGTGGGTGCCCTCGTCGGTATCGGGCTCCTGCGCCGCCGCCCGCAGCACCTGTGCGGCCCGCTGGTTGGCGATCTCGCGCACCGTCGGCAGGATCCGGTCGGCCACGAACTCGGCGTCCAGCTCGGGCACCTCGGCCAGCGCGGCGGTGAGCGCGGCCCGCATCTCGTCGGCGGTCACGACGGGTCGCCCTTGATTACGGCGAGGGCGGCTTCGGCCTGGCGTCGGTAAGCCTCGGCGTCGGCAGGGAACAGGCTGATCACCGGCCACAGGCGCTCGAAGTCAGGCGTGCCGAGGTGGGGGAACTCGGTCTCGGTGTCCGACTCCCAGATCGCCCGCGCCACCCGCTCACGCAGCGACTCGGGCGCAGGCTGGGCCGCCTCGATGCGGGCGAGGGTGGCGCGTTCCTGCGGGCTGAACTCAACGGCGGTCATGCGGATGCCTTCCGATTGGCGGCGCAGCCCTTGCAGCTACGGCGCAGGTTGCCCGGGTGCTCGAAGCAGTGAGCGATCGAGGCCAGGTTGGTCCTCGCGTGCGCGTTGCTTTCTAGAGATTCAGATTCAGAGGAAGGGCTTTCAGAACCACGTGCGGCACCTGCAACTGCAAATGCAACTGCACCTGCAACTACAACGGGGGGATGGGCCATGCCATCAGCCATCCCATGGCCCATCCCATGAGCGGCGTCCTGACCTGCACCGTTACCGGGGCCGTCGGGCGGGGCGTCGCACATGATCGACGCCAGCTCATCGAGCCGATCCTGGGTCCGCTGAGCCTCCTGGGCCATGCGCTCGTTGTTCGCCGGCACAGCCAGCTTCGGCAGCCGAACCAGCTCCTGGCCGAGCGCCGACCGCAGCCGATCCGACTCGATCTCGGACGCCTCACGGAGCGCGTTCGCCATCATGCGGATGTGCTTGTAGACCGTCGCCCGGCGGATGAAGGCCCGAACCAAGACCTCCTCAGTCTCGGGATCCACGACGATGAACCCGGCGTCGTCCAACTCCTCGAGCGCGGCATCCAGCCGATCCGGCGACAGGTCCCGAGCGAGCCGCGTCCACTTCCGCAGAGTCAGCGACAGCACGCCGGCCGAGTTTCGGTCCGGGTGTGACAGCAGCAGCAGATAGACGTGCTGGGCATCCATCGGCAGCGCGCGCCAGTCCTCGTCGGACCAGATAGAGCGCAGCAGCGGGGCGAAGTCGTGGGCCATCAGACGGCACCCCGCTCAACGATGTCGCCCTCGGTGAGCATCACGTGGCGAATCACAGGGTGCGCGTCGGGCTTACCGTTGTTCGCCCACGACAGGACGACCTCGGCCGCCCCAATTCCGCCCTCAGGAGGACGGGTCTTCTTCGGCGAACGAATCCGGCAGTGAAGCATGAGAACCGGGCCGTAGTGCTCAATCCGCTCCACGTAGCCGTACTGACGGCGACGCCCCCGGACAGCGGGCTCCCCCTCGCCCTTCTTGAGAAGGGACGCAAGCGGGCCATGCTCGAGCCGAGACTGCAGCGTGAGCAGTCGACCGTCGAACAGCATTACGTCCATCGGTAGTCGGCGGTCCAGCTCGCAATAGAACGCGTGAGGGCTGTTCACCACCTTGTGGGAGAAGGCCCGGGCGTAGGCCAAGTACGCCTCTCGCATCTCCGTGTGGACGGGGTTGTGCTGCTTGTTGAACGGCGGGCGATGGTGCTGAATCAACTGCTTCTCGCGCGCCAGGGCCGCCGGGCGGGTCGGGTAGTGGTCGACCTCCTGGCGGGCCACGAACGGCCACCATTCCGCCTTGCCGTTGTGCTGGGCGTTGCGGCCCATGCCTTGCTTGGTGATACCGACGTAGATCAGGACTCCAATGGAGTCGTAATACCGGTACACGGAAGTGGGAGACGCCACGGGAGCCCCTGGCGTGACGGCCGGAGCGTGTGGTGGGATGCTGTCCATCAGTCACCTGTCCTAAGCGGGTGGCGAGGCCCCGGACTCCAGTCGGTAGCTCCAACTACCGACTCCGGGGTCGTTTTCTGTGCCTGGATTCTACCGCGCCGACCTGCGTAAATGACAGTCCGCGACGCGGGAATACGGAGAGTCACGACGCCACGGCCTCTGCGTGCCACCGCTGCTGGTGCCGTCCGAGGCTTGATGCGGCCATGAGCCGCCCGCAGTCGCCGCACAGTCCCATCGGCCGCGTCGGGTCGAACCCTTCCCGCGACTGCACGGGGCCGGCGGTCGTCCAGGCCAGCAGGTTGGACGGGGACTGGTCCGGGTCGACCATCGCGGCGAGGACCACGGCGAGCGCGTCGTGCCGGTTGGCGGGCACGCGGGCGAGGACGTCGGCGACCGCATCGGGGCCGAAGTCGCGGACGGTGCCCACCAGCTCGGCGGCGAGAGGCACCAGGGCTTCCGCTTCGGCCGGGCTCACCCCTCCTCCCCGGCGATCAGTTCCCACACCTCGGTCTTGGCTGCCTGCTCGGCGGTCTTGGCGTAGCGGGGGACCTCGGACACGGGGATGCGCATGGCGTTGCCGATGCGCAGCCACGTCACCGCGCCCGAGTGGCACAGGCGGTAGGCGCCCATCTTGCTGATGCCGAAGTGCTGTCCGAACGCCTCGACCGTCATGTACTGGGGGCGGGCGGTCTTGTAGACCAGGGGGCCGGTCATGACTGCACCAGCCGCAGCGCCGTCGGGGTGACCAGCTTGTCGGGGCTGGCCGCCTCGGTGTCGTAGCGGCGCAGGTCGTCGGGGACGATCGCACCCTCGTGCACCAGGCCGAGCATCGCCAGCAGTTCGCGGGCCTCGTCGGGGGTGCGGGCGTTGAGCACCACCACCTTCGCGGCGGGCAAGGTGAGGGAGTAGGTGGCGGTCACGCGGCAGCCTCTCGGTGGAATCGCCTCAGTGCGGCAGCCTCTTTCGACTGCGTGCGGTCGGCGTGGTCTCCGGTCCTCTGGCACCCGGAGGCGCAGACCTCGTCGTGGAGGATCCAGCGGACCGACCGGGCATCCCTGGGGCTGTCGTCCAGCCGGTCAAGGGCGGCTGCGACCCCTTGGAGCGTGGGGCAGCCGCGGCACGGGAAACGGTCCTTCTCGATGCACGTCTCGTCGTGGATGGCGCGGCGACCGGCGACGATCCGCTCGAGAGCTTCAGCGAGCCTCATGCCGCCGCCCGCACTCGTCGTGCCGGCGCCGGCTGTCCTGCGCGCCAGCGGACGATCGCCTTGTCGGAGGTGCCGAGCGTTGCGGCGATGCGGTTGATGGACAGACCGCGCCGGTCGAGCAGCGCGAACGCTGCGGCCATCTCGTCGCGGTTGAGCGGCACGTTGCGGTCACCTGCTGCGGCGCGCTCAACGGCCACGTCGTCGATGTCGGGGGTCATGCGCTTGCCTTCCATGAGGTGGCGCACCCGCAGGCGGCCGTCGCGCAGGTGGCGCCGTGCCATCCGTGGGGGCAGCGGGCACAGCGGTCGCCGCCTGCGGTGTTGTGGTTGGCCGCCCGGCGCTGCTGCTCGCGGGCGTGCTCGAGGAGGTAGTCGTC